ATGACTATTGGATACGAAGCTATTTCGTATGACACCGGCTTTATTACTGCTACAGAAAAACCAGAAGGGTTCGCAGAAGAACATTATGACAATACCCCATCCCCGTTAACCGCCGGGCCACAATCGGACGGGTTAAATGAATGGCTTGGTGCATCTTTTTCTAATCCGGCAGTTGATGCATGGTTGAGTAATGCTAATACAAAAGCAACACAAATTAATACATATCAGAATACTAGTACCGACAGTTCGGGCGTCTCTGTACAAAATTCCATCACATCTACCATCGGCGGTCTTAATGGGACTACATTCCCGACTGGTAATTCTAGTAGTGATAACACAAATGCAACATCGGGGGTAACTACATGACATTAAATTTACCAAAACAACCAACTACTGATTCATCAATTGAAGTTAGGGAATTTTTTGATAAATTCTATTCAAAAAAAGTGAGTTTTCCAGTACAACATATAGATGCAATTGTGGCATTCTTCATGAAACGTGATTTTGATTCAGAAAGCGCAAAATCAATTGCAATGGTTATATTAAATCAAGCACGGGAAGATAACATAAATGTGCTAACGGTAATGGATAAATTAAAAGGATTAACTGATGTCCAATTAAACTACATAATAGCACAAATTTTAAATTCATCTAGAGAAAAGACTAGTATTATTGGATATAGAATTGAATCAACATATGACGAATATGAAACAAGAAACATTTTAGTATAATATGGCACATTCGTTTGCAAAAGGCAAATTTAATATGAAAAACTCAGAGAAATATGTTGGAACAAAAATTCCTATGTATCGTAGTTCGTGGGAATTGAGTTTTATGAACTTTTGTGATAATAGTCCAAGTATACAAAAATGGGCAAGTGAAGCAATATCAATCCCATATCGTGACCCATTAACAGGCCGCCAAACAATTTATGTCCCAGACTTTTTTATCCAATACTTGGATAAAAATAACAAGCTTAATGTTGAATTAATCGAAATTAAACCAGCCAGTCAAACATTATTGGAACGTACTGGAAAAAGTGTACACAATCAAAAACAATTCATTAAAAATCAGGCAAAATGGCAAGCTGCCCAACTTTGGTGTAAACAGCAAGGTATAAAATTTAGAGTTCTTACTGAAAATGATTTATTTCATACTGGGTCACGCTAAACATACTATACTCCATTGATAAACAATATAAATACAACTATTGTAAATCAAAGGAATTAAAATGACTCGGAAACTGGAAGAAATACTGAATTTACCAGAGAGTAATGTAATAGTTAAGCAAGAACCTGTAAAAAAGAAATCAACTAATGTTACCCCTCGGAACTTTAGGAGTATGGACGATTTTGACAAAATATCAGCCGCCTTACCTAAAGTCACTGGGTTGGGAGATGTAAGTGACGATGAACTTGATGCATTGGCCCGACGTGCAACTGATGCATACGATGACCTTATGGATTTGGGTATGAATGTTGAAGCAAGATACTCGGCCAGAATTTTTGAGGTGGCTGGTGGAATGCTTAAAAATGCAATCGATGCTAAATCAGCAAAAATTGATAAAAAACTAAAAGTTATCGAACTTCAACTCAAAAAACAGAAGATAGATAATGATATAAATTCAGACGATAAAGGTCTTAATATTCAAGGTGAAGGATTTGTTGTTGCAGATCGTAATAGCATTCTTGAGAAATTAAAGAATATGAAATAAATACACTATTGGGATTACACATATGAAATCATTTAAAGAATATTTAATCGAATCAAAACAAACGTATAAGTTTAAAATTAAGCTCGTTGGTGAATACGCCAACGACACATCTGATAAATTAAAAGTAGCATTGGACAAATTTAATGTTGACTCTATTTCGAACGGCAAAGAAACGCCAATTCAAGAAAAACAAATAGAGTTCCCATTACACACAAATGTTAGAGTTACAATTTTTGATGCTGAATTATTATACCCGGCAACAAATATTGAAATACAAAGTTTGGTAGCAGCCGCATTGAACTTACCACATGACTGCATAAGAATTCGGTCATTGGCTGATGAAAATGAAAATGAACTTAACCATCAACACGATGAAAAAACTGGCAAATCATTGTTAGGAACTGATTATGATAAAGAAAATAATCAAGACCTGGTCGGTGATACGCACGTTATGAATTTACTTAAAGAATTAAATAAAACTAAACATGCTGGTGAACAGTATAAAGGAGTTAACGATAAAATATTGGCTGAAAAAGTACCAGTCGAAAAAAAGTCATGCTCCAACGGATGATAAAAAATGGAACTAAAAGTACTATTGGTTCAACCACCCATCAATAACAAACAAAAATAGGAAAATAAGATGAATTTTAATAATTTATATAAAAAAATATCTAATATCGATTCCGGGGTAGTTAATGAATGTTCGTGCGACAATACTGGCCCAGCAGAACATACACAACCTGATTCGGTAAATATGAATATATCTTTTAATGGTCAAGGTTCTGGTGGTATCCGTGATTTAATGGACATTTTACGTAATATTGAAACAACTGGTCAAGGAGATGCAAAAATTATTGTTGGTGAGCCACGTACTGATTCAGAACCAATGATTATTGATACTAGCACCATGCATGAGTTAGAACCATCGAGTATTGACATGGATCCATCCGATGAAATCATTGACGATAGTTTTGCTAATTCAACCGCCGATAAAATAGATCCAATGAAATATGCAATCGACGCCGTTATCGCAACAGGTGACGATTTATCTAGTAAAGGTAAAGGGGCATTAAAAGCAAACGGTGGAGAAAATCCTTGGAATGTAGATGCGAGCTTGATAAAACATTTATCAGAACTTTATGAAACCATAAAAACCAAGACATTGAATGAAACCCGCAATCTACCTGGTTATGGAGACGAAGCTACATGGGGAGGTAGAACACCGTATGGCGATGACGATGACGTTGAAGCATATGGTATAACAAGAACTGTCGACGAAGTGGAAATTGATCTACCATCAAACTTAGAACAAGTTGTACCGTCTGGATTTTTAAGTGTAACATATGAATTTAACGAACATGGTAATTTAGAACTTCATAAAGTTGAATCTTATGACGAAGAAAAAAATGAAATGGTTGATGTGACTAAATTTAAAGAATATTTGAAAAACCCGATTTGGGCGTGGATCGAAAAAAATGATTTAGACAATTATGATGATGACTATAAACGCTATTGGCAGATCGAAAAAAATGATTTAGACAATTATGATGATGACTATAAACGCTATTGGAAGTATGATGGTCCTTACTCTTACTAGTAAAAAATAATAAAATTACAAAAAACGGGTTATATGCCCGTTTTTTTATGTAAATACTGTTATGGCTAGAAACGTAGATAATGCTCTAACTAAGAGAGCACACATAAAACAACAGTGGACTGAACAGCAAATACAAGACATGATTTCTTGTATGGATCCAGAATTTGGATACTTATATTTTGCTAAAAACTTTTTTCACATTCAACACCCAGTTAAGGGAAAATTATTATTTGACCCGTTCGAATATCAACTAAATCTTTTAAATAGCTATCATTCCTATAGATTTAATATTAATATGCTGCCCAGACAGAGTGGGAAGTGTTTGACGAAAGAGATAAATATACGTATCAAACATAAAGACACAGGTGAAGAATATGATATACCAATCGGCGATTTTTTTGAAATGCAGCGAAATAATAGCATCAAGTAGCAAGTACAGCATTCAACATAATGTTATTGCAAAGGGGATACGTAATGAAGTTTATGAAATAACTAATACATTTCCTCTTAATGTTTCTTTTTCAAAAAGAATATATGCTATTGTTAATCAAACAGATTGCAAGTGTAAATCTTGTGGAAAGATTCATGGCGATTATACAAAAGATTATTGTTCTAATAAATGTTATCAAACAGTAAGATTAGACTCAAAAATTGATAAACATGAGTATGAATTAAAAAAATGCATAGCTGCAGGCGAAAAGAAGTTTAAAGATAAAATAGAAGGATATGATTATCAAGTATGTGAAATATGCGGAGCTAAGACAGGTGATTTAGGTACTCATATTATGATCCATGATGTTACATCTGCCGAATATAAATTGAAATATAATGTAGATAAATTAAAACCTATTAAGCATTGTAAAATACGTCAGGGTAAAAATAACCCTGCGTATCACCATAATGGAAAATATTCGGCATGGAGTAAAAATTTTATTCATGGGTATGATAAAGAGCGACATGCTGAACATAAAACAAATCATTCTAAATTTATGAAAAATTATGACAATAGCATTTTTAAATTATCGTATTGGTTAAATATTGCTGATGGTGATGAAGTAGTAGCAAAAGAGTTATATACAAAATCACAAACTAGAGATATAAATTGGTTTATAGAAAAGTATGGCGAAATTGATGGTATTAATAAACATAAAGAAAAAATAAAAAAATGGAGTAAAACATTTAAAAAAGCTAGCTATTCAAAAATATCACAAGAATTATTTGCTGAAATAGCTACACATATTGATTGTACAAATGTGTATTATGCAACATTTTTGCGAGAAGATATGACATCATATAAAAATAAAGAATATACTTTAGAGCTTGCTAACACGTATGTTAGACCAGATTTTATCGATACTAATCTTAAAAAGGTTATAGAATTTGATGGAGACTATTGGCATTCTCCTGCAAAAACCAACCCTGCACGAGAACTATTAAGAGACAATATCATTAAACAGGCCGGATATGACATTATTCATGTTAATGAATACGAATACAAAAACAATAAACAACAGGCAATACAACAATGCTTAAACTTTCTGAAACAATAAATCGAAAATTTACTCAAATATACGATGCATCTGAGTGGTTAATAGAAACTGATACTGGGTGGGAATCTATGGTTGATGTAAAACAGACTATAGAATATGAAATTTGGAGATTAGAACTCGATAATGGACAATTTTTAGAATGTGCAGATGACCACATAGTATTTCGTAAAGATTATACCGAAGTATTTGTAAAAGATTTGCAGTTAAACGATGAGATTATTACAAAACACGGCACGGCTAAAGTTATTTCGGTAATTAATACATTGGATACTGATAATATGTATGATATTGAAGTTGATTCGAGTAATCATAGGTTTTACTCAAACGATATACTAAGCCATAATACCACCTGCGCATCAGCATATTTACTTTGGTATGCAATGTTCCACCCAGACCAAACTATCTTGGTCGCAGCACATAAATTTACCGGCGCACAAGAAATCATGCAACGGATTAGATATGGTTATGAATTATGTCCTGATTTCCTACGTGCTGGGGTAGTCAGTTATAATAAAGGTAGCATGGAATTTGATAACGGCTCACGCATCATAAGTCAAACAACTACCGGTACAACAGGGCGTGGTCTTTCAATATCATTATTATATTGTTTAGATGGCGAAACATCATTTGTCAAAATTAGAAATAAAGCCACCCTTGTGGAAGAAGATATATGCTTAAAAGATCTTTATATTAAACTACTAAATCCATTGCGAGTAATTTCATAATGTCGCACGATGAATTTACTTTAGTATAAATATTTTTATGAAAACTAAATTAGAAACATTTATTAAGCGAAATAGACGGCGAAATGCACATTTATATCTACCTGGATTGGTAGATAATGTTGATTTCATTACTTGCCCTGTTAGTAATGAACGATTGCTGGTGATAAAAACAACATACATTATAAAAATTCTTGAAATGACTGTTGATGAATATGACAACTTGTATCCAGGAGTTCGTGGAATGTCCCCTGCCTTTCTCACCAATATAAAAAATGGATTAGCAGTGCTCGATGAAGCAACAGGAATGTCAAAATATGAAACCGCACAAATAAAAGCCCGTGCTACATTACGACAAGTAGACCATACCGGAAAATCTGGGTATAAACGTAAAGGTGAAAAAACCAGAAACACCCATATGAATAAGGTTGATGAATTGGGAAGAAATGGGTACCGTAGACAAGCCAATTATCGATTAACTACGGTATTGCCAAATGGATTAACTATTGAACAAAATGCCCATGTAAAACAAAAAGCAACCCTTATGAAAAACAACATATCTGGGACGGGTGGTGCAAGTAAGGCGTCAATTAAAGCTTTAACACCTATCATAAATCTGTTGTCTGAGCATAACGTAATTTTTTATTTTGATAAACAAGAATATTGCTTTAAAGACCCGGATACTGGTAATCATTATTTTTGGGATTTAACAATTCCCAGTATTAATGCAACCATTGAGTATCAATCAAATGCTTGGCATGCTGATCCAGCTATGCCTGATAATTTGTGGGACACATGGAAACCACCACGCGGTAAAACAAAAACTGCCGCCGAAGTATTAGAATATGATTATAACAAAGCACGAATACTACATAAGCATCGCGGATTTGTGACTTATTATGTGTGGGAAAACACATATAAACAGGATGTTGAGGATATACTATGTTTGTTGAAAACACTGAATATGAAATTCTAACCCCAGATGGATGGAGAGATTTCCGGGGTATAACACAACTTAAAAATAAAGTTACTTATAAATTAACATTAGAAAATGGGGGTGTAATTAATGCTACCCCCGGGCATTACTTTTTTAACAATAATAATAAAATTAAATTATCAAATTTAGCAATTGGTGATTATGTCGACACTACAAACGGAAGTTTGCAGATAATATCAATAACGATGTTTAAAGAAACTGATGTGTATGATATTGTAGAAGTGGCCCAGCCACACCATCAATATATTGTAAACTCTTGTATTATAACAAAAAATTGCGATGAGTTCAGCTATGTGCAGCCAAATATTGCAAATGAATTTTGGACATCTATCTCCCCGACATTAGCGACGGGTGGTCGCGCTATTATCACATCAACCCCCAATTCAGATGAAGACCAATTTGCTCTTATATGGAAAGAAAGTAAAGATATATTCGATGAATATGGAAATGAACGTACGGATGGTATAGGAAGAAATGGATTCTATAGTTTTAAATCAGACTGGTGGGAACACCCAGACCGTGATGAAAACTGGAAAAAAGAAGAAATCGGTCGGATAGGGGTTGAAAGGTTCCGTCGCGAATTTAATTGTCTGGCGCATCATAATGGTATAACAGTACAAGATACAGACGGCAATATTTTTCAAATCACAATTGGGGAGTTGTATGACTCTCTGCAGGGGTATTAAATGAACCCCATATTTAAAACAAACACATTGGGATATAAAGTATTAACACCGTCTGGATTTCAAGATTTTGCCGGGGTTAGTATGATGAATATAACACATACTGTTAGATTAACTTTTGAAAATAATGCATTGGTAGAATGCACACCCAACCATAAACTTTATGTATCAGAAACCACGACAAAAACTGCTGATGAATTAAACATTGGTGATTCTGTAATAACATCAACTGGAAATTTACGATTGTTACAGAAAGAACCGACTGGGCATAAGGAACCGGTTTATGATTTAATTGAAGTTGAAAATGGGCATAGGTATTATGCTAATAATATTTTATCATCGAACTGCGAATTTTTGGTATATGATGAAACATTAATTAACAGTATTAAACTAACTGAAATGCTTGGCATAGAGCCAATATTTAAGATGGGACAAGTCAGGTGGTATAAAAAACCATCTGCGGGACATATGTATTTAATTGCATTGGACCCAAGTTTGGGGACTGGCGGGGATTATGGCGGTATTCAGGTGTTTGAATTGCCTAGTTTCACCCAGATAGCAGAATGGCAACATAATTTAACACCGATACATGGACAATGTAAAATATTGCGTGATGTATTGCGATATATTCAAGATGAAATTGGGGGTGGGAATAGTATATATTGGTCTGTTGAAAATAATACTATTGGTGATAGCGCGTTAGTTACAATTGAAAATTTAGGGGAAGAATCATTTCCTGGTTTATTTTTAAGTGAGCCATTGCGTAAAGGTCATGTTAAAAAATTTAGAAAAGGATTTAACACAACATTTGGTAATAAGATTTCGTCGTGTGCTCGATTAAAATTTCTTATTGAAGAAGATAAAATGGTGATTAATAGTCGGATGTTAATAAGTGAATTGAAAGGATTTATTGCATCGGGTGTTAGTTTCAAAGCAAAACAAGGGCATCATGATGATCTAGTATCTGCTGTATTATTAATTATTAGAATGAGTGTAGTATTATCTGAATGGGACCCTAATGTATTTGACTCATTGTGTATTGATATTATGCATGACGAATGGGAAGCCCCACTTCCTATATTTATTTCTTCTGGATTCTGATAAATACAAGATGGATAATAATTTAGATAAAATTGCAACCGATTTATATGGTAAAATACAAACTAGGTTCCCAAATATTAAAATTGGGGATGAGAATGCGCAGGTCTTGAGTAAAAAGAGTGACATTCCAAAAGCCAGATTTTTTGAATTTCAGTATAAAGAGCATGGTAACCCACTTGGTACAATTGCTATTACGTTAGATGATGATGATGGTGTAGTTATACAGGTTAGCGGTGAGTTAGCAAATAATACCTCCTCATTGTACCATAATGCTTATAAATTTATACGGTCATTTAGAAAGTTTGCAAAGAATCGGTTGTTAAATTTTGACGTGCAGAATATCGGAAAAAGTAATCTTGATAAACGTGATTATATGTTTCAAGCAAAACCAAAAGTAATACCAGTTGAACTACCAAAGGAAACGCAAATAATGGAAAGTAAAATGTTTGGCACTGGTCGGATTAGTTATCAAGACATTGGTGATTCCCGTGTAATAGTAAAACATAATCAGTCAATAAATCCAGATATTGCTGGGGCAAGATCTATGCACATTGAAAGTATTTTTGTTGAAAATTCTGATGGTGAGAGATTCAAATACCCATATAAACATTTGAATGGTGCGCGTGCGTTGGCAGAACATGTAAACCATGGTGGCACCCCATACGATTCTATCGGAAAACATATTACTGGGTTAAGTGAAGAATTATCACAGTTGCGTAAATTTAAGAATTATGTTGGACGTCAGACGCAAATTTCAGAAGCAATGGGTTCAGTAACCGATAAGGTATTGGAACGAATTGCCAACATTAAAAAAGAAGTTCAAGGATTGCAACGTAGTTCTTATTACGAAAGTTTTGTGGAATCATTTGAAGAAAAACGTGAACAAATAATCCCAGAAGATGTGATGAATGATTGGGTTGACAGATTGACAATAAAAACATTTAATGAAGAATTAACCGAAGTTTTTCCATATCTATATAATATTGTTGAAACACAACTGCTTCCTATACGTGAATTAAATGCAGATGATTTATTAGCTGAAGCATTTGGACAAAAAGGGTTAGCACAACGATTGAAAAATAAACATGGTATTGATTTATCTGCACAAGAGCAAGAGTGGATTACACGTTCAACGGAAACTGCAAAAAGACATAAAGAAGCAGAAGAAGATGAAGCAGCACGTGCCGCTGAATGGAAGGAAAAATTTGGTAAAAAATCTTCATCATTAACACCAGAGCTTAAATTCGAAACATTCATTGAACAACTGGTTACCGAAGATAAAGATACGTTATTTAGTTTAATACCGGGTACAAAAAACCATGCAATAAATGATTTTAATATGTTATTATCATCCGAAATGGTGGGTGGGGTTGCTGGGATACTGGCACTAAAAGGCTTGATTGATGACCCGGAATTAACCTCTAAAATTGAAGTATTGAAAACGGATAAAGAAGTACGTGACGAAATTAAACAATATATTTTGGATAAAGAACCAAAATTGTTAAAAATGTTGCCGAAACTAGACGCCAAAGAACCAGAAAAAATAGGTGGCGAACAACCCAACAGTGAACAAATGCCATTACCAGAACCAGATACATCCCCTGAAATGACACCACCTGCTGCAAGTCCTGATAATAACCAACCACCACTGGCAGAAGGATGTGGTAAAAAAACTAAAATGAAAGCCACCTTTATTAAAGCAAAAGCGGCAGGTGCAAAGTTAGACACCCCATTTGCGGAAGGTATGACAATATTGGATGCAATTAAAGAATGTGGATTAAATCCATCTGAATGTGGATACGTTGATGAACCCCAGAATGGGATTACTGAACTATTAAAAATTATTTCAGGATTCTGGAATAAAGAAGATAAAAATTTCACAATTGGTGGAACACGCGCAAAAATAAAAGTCGTTAAAGCATTTGAAGATGGTGATTGCCCATCTGCAACTAAGCAAGATGTCAAACGAGTATTACTGTTGATTGACAAAAAAGATCCAAGTGGGAATTCGGACAACGCGGCGGATGCAATCACTGGGCAGCATGACAGTAGAGAAGATGCATTGGCTAGCAATATTAAATTTATGCAAGAACAGCCAATCACTGAAAATGAATTATACCAGATTAAAAAAAATGCTGGGTTAGACTAAGGAATACAGACATATGAAAAAACTTACAGAACAACAATTATTGGAATCCGTTCGTTCGTTGCGGGAATACAGTGATCACATATTAGAAGATGGGATGGCAAAAAACGTGGGCACAGCTGTTGGTAATGTTGTGCAAGGTGTAAAAAATACTGCTAGTGCTGCATATGATTCTATAAAAAATACTGCTAGTGGTGCATATGATTCTATAAAAGATGCAGTATCTGATTTTGGAAAAGGATATGATTCAGCAACCAATCAACCAGAACCTGAAAAAACACAGACAGTCAATTTTGACTGGAATGATAAAGCTGCAATAAAAGCATTTCAATCAACACATAAACAGTTAGATGGGAAACCACTCGTAGTTGATGGATTGATTGGTCCACAAACATTGCAAGCATTGGCAACTGCTGGAATACAACCACCCCCAGGTTTCAAAAGGGTGGACAAAAAAGCTGCACGGGTTGCTCCCCGGGTACAACAACAAACAACAGGCCCAGAAGACAATGAAATTGCTGATTTAAATAAAAGAATAGCAGCACATCAACAATGGTTCGCCCAACATCGAGCAGTACCCCCACCACAATTATATCACTCACAAGAGCAATTGGATAAGTGGTTTCCGTTGAATAATTGGTCAAGTACCCATCAATCAGACCTTAATGAACCGATAAAAGAAACAGTTACGTTTAATCAAGAAGCTACGTTGGCTAGAATTATTGAACTGGCAAAACGTTAAAAAACACTTGACACATTAGCCAACAATTGATACACTATGCATTGTTGGCTGATATCAAATTATCTTGTTAAAAATTTTAGTTGACAAGATAAATAGATTAGGGTATTATATACACTCTAAAGTTAGATAAACATGATGTTTATCATTTAGGCAAACATAAAGTCCAATATAGGCATTTAAAGGGAATTAAATAATATGGCAACACTAGCAGAAATCCGCGCAAAATTAAAACAATCTGAATCACGCGGTTCAGATGGCTCACAAAGAATCTCCTCAGACAATTCAATCTATCCATTCTGGAACATTCAAGAAGGAAAAGAATCAGTATTTCGATTCTTACCAGACGGCGATCAAAACAATACATTTTTTTGGGTTGAACGCGCAATGATCAAACTGCCATTTGCTGGCATCAAAGGCGATACTGAAAGTAAACAAGTTACAGTACAAGTACCATGCGTTGAAATGTATAATGATGGTTCAGTATGCCCAATTCTTTCAGAAGTTCGTGCGTGGTTTAAAGACCCAGCATTAGAAGATATGGGTAGAAAATATTGGAAGAAAAAATCATATATCTTCCAAGGATTTGTAACAGAAGATGGGTTGAATGAACAAGAGAAACCAGAAAATCCTATTCGTAGATTTGTAATTGGCCCACAAATTTTTACACTAATTCGTTCAGCATTGGTTGATCCAGAGTTAGAAGAACTTCCAACTGATTACATCAACGGTATTGATTTCCGTTTGAAAAAAGGTAGCAAAGGTGGATACGCTGATTATTCAACCTCGAATTGGGCACGTCGTTCACGGCCATTGAGTGAAGGTGAACAATCTTCTATAACCACGTTCGGGTTGTATAACTTATCAGAATTTTTGCCTAAAAAACCTAATGAAGTAGAACTTAAAATCATTAAAGAAATGTTTGAAGCATCAGTAGATGGTGAGGCATTTGATACAGGACGCTGGGGTCAATATTATAGACCAGCTGGTATGAGTCAACAAACAGGTGACCCAGTTAAATCTACTACTGGAACCGTCAGTGTACCTCCTACACCACCAGTTACTAATACACCAATTACTCCATCCGCCCCAGTGAATGTCACTGAATCTACCACATCAAGTGGTGATAACAGAGCAGCTGATATACTAGCGATGATACGTAATCGTAATCAAGCTCAGTAAGAAC